AACGAATGAGCGGGAAAATAAAAAATAAAAAATGACTCCTACCCTTCCTCAGGTCGAACCTATTACGGGGATTCCAATAACCTACGATTCCTCTGTCCAGACGGGCGGAAGATTCACTCCTCCAACTATCATCGATAAAGTTCTTTCCTACCTTCCATTTCTCAATCATTCTGATAAAGGTACGATTCGAGTTAATCCCGCTAACGTCAATGATCCAAATATTGCAATTCGTCATGAGGCGATTCATGCAATTCTCAATAAATTAAATCAATCGGGGCAACTGGATCAATTGAATTCTTCAAATCCGGCCTATGGAGAAATCACTAAGAAATGGCCGGCATTCGCGGGGGAACCAAATCAAGAATTTCCTGCTTACATTGGGACGGGAGAATCTTCTGGATTAAATATTCCAGAAAATCTCCGTAAGGCTGGGATCGATAAACTCGTTCAGCAATTAATGTCGCTCGACCCTTCAACAGCGGCGACTTACAAGAAATTAGCGGGGATTCAATGACTTCTCCTAAACACCTAGTTACGACAATGGCTAAGAGTCAAAGGGGCAAACACGGTTCTGTGCGAAGTGTTGATACTGAAAAAGCAGAGGATAACAGCGGCTTTATAACGCGTACACACTTTAATCATGGAGATTCTGAGAGCTACATCGAACCTAAGACTCATGTACATAAAAATCTCAAAGAAGTTCATGCACACATGAAAGCTTGCTATCCTGATGAGAAAGAATAAAATGAAGCATCCAGGATTTAAGAAAGTTCAGGCAAAAATTGAAGGTGAAGGATATTCTAAGGAGATTGCTGGAAAGATTCTCGCCTCTCGTACCCGTCGTGCCTCAGCAAGTGCTAAGAAAGCAAATCCCAACCTTAGAAGAGTTAAAGGTTGAGAAGCAGAAAAAGGATAATCTTATGGCAAATTTTTTCGATATTCTCAAGAAAATTGGTTCTGTAGTTGAGAAGGCAGAGCCTGTCGCTTCCTTTGCATTAAGGCTCACTCCATTTGGATCTTTTGCACCACTTCTCGATACTGCTACAAATTTAATCCATGGTGGCGTAATTTCCGCTGAGGCAACGGTGAAGGGCGCGGGACAAGGGGCCGTCAAAGCTGAAGATGCCTCGGCTTTTGTAGATAACGGGTTATCCTTTGCCCAAGAAATCCTTAATCTCCATGGAGAAAATCTCACAGATGATCCCCAATTACGCGCAGCGGCTATCAAAGCCCAGGCCGATGCTTTTAATGCAATAGCAAAATGGAAGCAATCCTTTAAGATCGAAAAGAAAGGTTAGAAAAATATGTTAACACAACCACCTATTATGCAACTCGTTGGTGCTCAATGGGTTCTACTTGGAAGAAATAATTGGAACTTAGCTTCCCAACAAAGTCTTGCTGGTCAAATTTCTATGATGCTCCAAAAACTTGGTGTATCTAAAGTTCGTGTCATTGATATGACTGATTATGTTGATGACCAGATGAATTTCCGTAACGACATTGTTGGAATGTTCCAGTACCTTGATTTAACTGTGGGATTTCTTGGGGTTCTTGGGGTAATTCAAAAAGATGGAGAGCCTGATGTCCCCATCTATGAAGCTGTCGGGGGACTTTGGGACCGTCAAACGAAACCTTCGGCTTTCTTCGATAAGATTGCTCCAATTATTATAGGAGGAAATCAGGAACCATTTCCTAATGGAGCACATTTAAAAATCCAATCTTATCCCGCCGAGGGAATCGCGACCCTTTATTGGGATTATCAAGAATAATTGAGAAGAAAAGAAAAGGAAAAGGAAGAAAAATGACACTTGATGAAGAACTTTCCGCGTTGACTACCGAAGTAACAAATCTTCAAACAGTAGATGAATCTGCCCGTGTACTAATTAATGGAATCGCTGGGCAAATTGCTGCTGCTGTAACTGTCGCGTTAGCTGCTGGAGCTACCACGGCACAACTTTCAACATTAACTCAATTAACTGATGCAATTAGAACTCAAAACACTTCTCTGGCAGCGGCTGTAGCACAAAATACTCCAGCACCGGCTCCTTAGATGGATCTTGAAATTAAATTTGCTAATTCCGCGCAGAGGAGCTTCTACTATGCCACTGCGCGGAATCAGTGCTTTTCTGGGGGATTTAACAACGGTAAAACTTATGCGGGTGCTCTTAAAGCCTTTACTCTTCTAACTACTTTTAATAATTACCGAATGGCCATATGTCGCCAAGTTTATGCTGATCTTAAAAGAACGACAATGCAGACATTCTTTAAGATTTGCCCGCATGAAATAATTGAAAGGCATAATGAGCAAGATGGCTTAACTGTATTAAAGAATCGAAGCCAAATCAATTGGATGCATCTAGATAAAGTAGATGAAAATTCCCTTCGTGGCTTAGAGGTTAATTCAATTCTTGTGGATCAGGCGGAAGAAACTGAAGAAAAGGTCTATGATGTTCTTGACGCTAGAATTGGTAGATGGGATAATGTGGAAATTCCCGAAGCGCTTCTTCGGCGATTTCCAAATTGGCCACATTCTCGCCAGGGGAAACCCCTTGCACCTTCTTACATGATGCTGCTGGTAAATCCGGACACCCAATATCATTATATTTTTAGGAAATATCATCCGGATTCGTTAGAAAAGAATGAACGTTATTTCTTCGTAGAGGGTGAATGGGACCCAACCCTAGGTTCTGAAGAATCTTATAATGAAGCAATAAAACGTGACACAGAATGGGTTAACAAATATGTCAAGGGCCAATGGGGAATCTCAAATGCTCAAATTCACAGAGTACTACCTGAGTCGTTCTTGGAATATTCTCCTGAATTAATCCAAAGGATTAAGACAAAGGGCAATCTTTTCCGCTCTCTTGACCATGGGGATGCTGCGCCGACGTGTTGTTTATGGTTTGCAGTCCTTGATGGTGTTTATGTTTGCTATCGAGAGTATTACCTGGGTAATGAAGTAATAAGTAATCATCGAAGAAATATCCACGACCTAAGTGAGAATGAAGTCTACTCAGGGAATTATGCTGATCCCCAGATCTTTAAGAAAACTGGTCAAAAAGATGGTGGATTCTGGCGCACAGCAGATGAATACATGGATAAGTCGATTCCCGGACCGGCCCTTTTTTGGATTCCCGCTGACAATAATGAATTTGCGACGAGGAATAGAATAAATGAACTTCTCCGTCCGTCAGAATCCCGAAAACATCCGATTACAGGTGAATCACCAGCTCCAGGGCTTTATTTTATCAAAAGATCCCACGAGTACCAATCAGGGGCCTATCAATCAATTACTCAATTGCAGAGTCAGAGACGTAAACTTCTGGGTTATGTCGATGGAAAGTCGATCTATTGCGACGAAAGAGACGAAGGTGTAACTGATCATGCGTATGATCCTATTCGTTATTTCGTCGCACAACATGGAATGGGGCTTTCGCCCGCACAGAGAACGCCACCAAGAATGTCATTGAAATTCTATCAATTTTTGAAGAAGCGTCAAGAGCAGGTTACGGCAGCCAGTGTCTAAACAATTAGTAAAAGATAATCTCTGGAGGGGTCGTATTGACGGTGCTAACCGTTACTACGATCAATGGGAAACTCTTTTCAAATGCAAAATCCTGGAACAATACTACGAAGGCCAGCAGTGGAAAGGTCAGCAAAATCTTGGTTATAATCCATATGTGATTAATAAAACATATGAGACTATTGATATCAAGATTGCAGAGTTTGTTCCTACTTTTCCATCTTTTCTAGTCTCCTCCCAACCAAGTGCTGAAGAGTATAATCTTGAGACAGCTTCACAAAGTGCAAACTTGAAACAAGATGTACTTAACTCCTTAATCCAAAATGATAATGGTCATTTCTCAGATGAGTTTGAAATGGCCTATAAGGACCATTTTTTCCGCTTCGGTATCATAGAAGTTGGATATGCTGCTGATTGGATTATTAATCCGGCAGCTCCAAAGCCATTACTAGCTAAAGATGTTGATAAAAATGTTAATGGGAAGGATCGCTCAAAAATTAAGTTTGAACCGCCCGAGCTCCCTGTTAATGAAAGAATCTATTTCAAGCATATTAGTGCTAAACGATTCCGTATTGGGGGATTCGATCATAAGTATCTTCAAAGATGTGGCTGGTGTGGTTATTATGAGTACATCCATAAAGATGATCTTCTTTCATTAAAGATACTGAATCGGGATAAAGTCGAATATGCCCAAGGAGTTCCGCCCTCGGCTGAGCGGGATACCGGAGATGTAGAAGATCAACGTTATCGAACAAGTGAATACTTGAAAGTGTGGCATATTTGGGAGAATCGGGGCTTAAATCGTCTTATTGTCTTAGATTCCCCTACAGTAACGATTTTTCAAAGACCCTATAAGAGGCTTAATCTATTTGATTTCCGCCGGGACAAGCGGGTTAAAACAGAGGGATTTTATCCAATTCCTCCTGTTTTTCATTGGATTTCTCCTCAAGATGAGATTAATGAAACACGGGAAATGCTTCGGACGCATCGAAGACGCTTCATAAGGAAGTTCCAGGTAGTTACAGGTGGCGTAGATGAACCCGAACTAGAAAAATTTGAAACTGGCCCAGATGGTGCTCTAATTAAGGTTAATAGGGAAAACGCCATTGCCCCAATCCAAAATGCTGATCTTGGGCCGGAAATAGGTGAAGCTATACAGACTTCGGCTGCTGACTTTAATGAAATATCTGGAACATCAAATCAAGATCGCCAAGTCTCCGATCGTGGTACAGCCACGGAAGCTACTTATATTAATCAACGCGGAGAAATGCGGGCGAATAAAGAGAGAGATGTTATTGTTAAATGGCTTGCATCAATAGGGCGGGAAGCACTTCTTCTAGCTCACGAAAAATTTACCCTAGGAATTTGGACCAAGCTAACATCTCCTGAAGGCGAGGAATTTCTAGGTCAAGTTAATCCTAAACAAAATGCCCTTCAATGGGTAAGTTCAGAGAAACTTAATGATGGTTATGATTTTAAGATTGAAGTCGATGTAACCAGTGTTTCAGTTGCTGCTCAACAAGATGAAAAGAAGAAGTTCTTTGAATTCTTAGCTGGTATGAATCAATTTCCTCAGATTGCATTTTCTCCCTTAATGGTTAGAGAGCTTGCAGTCCGCGTCGGTTATCGAAATGAGCGGGTTATTAAAGAGGCTCAAAAAATGGCTTTGACAATGGAAATTGGGCGACAAATGCAGATGCAAACCCAATTAACCCAAATGGAAGGTCAAATGGCTCCTCCGCCTGGTGGAAATGCTGCACAACAAATTTCTGCACGTGCAACTCCTCCGGGGGCGGATGTTGCTAATAATCAATTAGTTCCACAAAATGGCTCTGGGGTAATTCAATGAAAAGATACTTTATCACAAAACCTGTTAAGGGCGGCTATAGTTACTACGATATCCGTGATAGAAATGGTAAGTATCCTAACTTTTCTATCGCATCCTTTTCGATAAGATTTCCACATGTTCGCCGAATTATTAAAAATCTTTGTGAAGAATTAAATAAAGATGCATAAAGGTCATGTCCTCGGGGTAACCGGATTTGTAAAAGTTAAAGAGCTTAAGCCGCGCGAGCATGGCTCCGAATGTGTGGATTCCCTAGAGTATGATCTTGAACATCAGCAAATGACGGTACATTTTAACAAACGTGGTTCCTATGTTTACTTTGATGTTCCCCCCGAAGAGTACGCCGCTTTTAACACCGCAGGAAGTCGGGGAACTTATTTTAATCTTTACATAAGGGATAAATATTCTGATTACGAGAGGTTATAATTTTATGGGTGCTACTTCAACATTGGCTGGAACAGAAGAAGACAATAAATCCTTAAAGGATAAGATCGGTGAAGCCTTTGATTCTCTTGGTGTGGATAAACCGGAAGAAGTTGAGAAACCAAAAGTCGTTCAAAAGGTCGTAGAGGCTCCAGAGGAAGAGGAAGAGGAAGAAGAATCTGACGACGATGCCTCCGATGATTCTGACGATTCCACTGAGGAACTTTCAGAAGATGAAATTAAAGAGGCACGTAAACTTTATACTGCCTTAAAAAATCCAACTTCCGCTCGCATGGTAGCAACGGAATTGGCCCGTCAATATGCTGTTAATGTACAGCCTGTTGAAACCAAAGCAGATGTTAAAACTGCTAAGAAAGATATCCAAAGTCTTGTAAAAGAGAAATTGGGTCCAGAATTCGCCTTTTTAGGTGATAAACTTAGTTCCATTCTCGAAACAGCTCTTGAAGATGTCCGAGAAGAGAACTCGATTAAGCTAAATGAAATTGAACAATCTAACCTGGTTAGGGAAGTTCAAGATATAACGAATAAACTTTCGCGTGAAACTAAAGGTGAATCGCGAAAGTATGAAGCGAAGATGGTTAAACTTATGGATGAGTTTCAACCAGCTCGGGGAATAACAACTGAAAAATATATCCGTGGTATCTATAAAATGGCTTCTTCTGAAACTTCAGAGGCCAGGGGCCAAAAGAAGGTTACGGATAAAATTAAATCCAATTCCAAAGATGTGGTTTCTAGGCTTTCGTCGGCGGGGGGTTCAGGGGGATCTGATAAAGATATCAAGGATGCTCCAAAGATTAAAACTCCAAAAGATGCCGTTCGTTTTGCTATGAAGCAAATGGAAGAGGAACAAGGGAAAAATAAATGAGTATCACATTTGGCTCCGCCTCAGCGCCGAGTCAGGTAACAACAAACCTCGATTCACTTTTTGGTCTTAGTCTCGCTGCATATCGCAAAGAGCTAATCGACAATATTGGAGCTACTAACGCATTTTTCCATGATGTCATTAAGGGTGATCTTTATGAATCCCAGGAAGGTGGAACTTATGTTCAAATTCCTGCGATGTACGGTCTGCAGAATGCCGACTCTTATGATGGTTATGATGAATTGGCAACGATTCCGGTTGATGGAATCACTGATCTAATTTATCAGTGGCGTCAATGTGCGGCTGCTATTGTTTATTCGATGAAAGAGGTTAAGCAGAATAAACAGAAGATTGTAGACCTAGTTTCTTCCCGCATCAAGCAAGCTGAAATGGGCTTGCAGGAATTTTTCTCACAGTCTTTAATGTGGGGTTCAGTTAACCAATCTGGGGGAAGTTTAAAAACTCCTTATCTTTCCCCCATTAATGGTTCTAGTAGCATTGAGCCAATTAGCGAATTGATTGATTTTACTCCAACGACTTCAACCAGTATTGGAAATGTTAATCAATCAACGTCAACATGGTGGAGAAATAAAACCCTTACTTCCGCTGCGACGACTTATGACGGTTACCTTTTGGAGATCGATAGAATTTTCAATTCGGCTTCTTTAGGGACCGGCGGGAAAGTTAAGTTGGCTCTATTTGATCAAACATCCTACGAGTTGTTTGTCCATGCAGTGTATCAGAAGTATCGCTACACACAAATGCCTACGGACGAAGCCTACCCCTTTGAGAATATTATGTATAAAGGTGCTCATATCGTCCTAGACGATAAAACTCCTGATGTATTTAAT